GGCACTCAATGACACCGCATCCGGCGGCCATGCGCTCGACTTCGCCTTGGAGTTTTTCGATCGTCGCGCTCTGGGCGTTGATCACTCGATCCTGCGCTTCGAGGCGTGACTTCATGAAGTTCCACATGAGCGCGGCCAAGGTTGCGACTGCGCCCGAAAGCGTGCCGATCGTGCCAAGAATCCATGCGATGGGGAGTTCGATCATGACCAGAAGATGTTAGGTGTGGATTCGTCGGTAGGGCGTTGTTCGCCGGAGGTGGAAGCCCAGAAAATAAACTGCTCGCCGCCTGCGGGAATCGGGATGCCCACCAGATCGCGGAACAGCACCCACCATTGCCCATCGCCGTTGTGCTCACCGACGATGCAAAGCGCATACTCATGGGACGCAAGGGTGATTTGCTCGTTGCCTTCGTCGTCGATGATAGCAAATCCGTTGGCTAGTCCGAACTGGACTGCGGTGGCGCGGTCTGGGAATTTGAGAAGATAGTCGATCATACCGTGAGTGCTTGGAGTTTTGCGTTTGGCAGGCGTTTTTTGTAGTAGCGGAACTGTGAGATGTGCATTGTCGGATGCCCTGACGCCGCTGCCGTTGGATCGCGAAACTCCAGCTTTGAAATGCCTGTCGCCGCTGATCCTGTTACTGCTACCGCTGCCGCCCCGTTAAAAGCTGCGGCATTGTTAGCGACCTGCATTGCTCCGCTAACGGCAAATGGACTGCCGGCTGTTAGGGTGCCGATAGTAGGACCTATTCCAACCCCAATAGGAAAACCTAAGTTATTAGTATTGGCAGCTTTGTAAAGGCCTTGTTGATTGATGTATCCACCATCCGTAAAGGAAACAAACGTCCGATTTCCTGTTGTTGCGGTTGCCATCAGCGATGTCGCTTTCAACAAGAATGTCCCCTCGCTCTGATTATAGAAGCTCGTAAAGTCAGCCCCCGTAATACTACACACATCCGCGCTACGGTTCAGTGGTGTTGTCGTCGTCGGGATGTAGGAGGTGGCGAAGGAGCCTAGCTCAGACTGGATACCCCAGATATAACAGTCGTTACCAGCAGGGTTAGTCGATTGCGCCGCTCCAGTCGACGAGGAAATAAAAACCCCAGCAAATGTGCTTGGTGTAGTTGCACCAGTAGTAAATGTAATACTAATTCGATACCATCCATTTGGATAAGGATCTACTCTAGTTGAATTTATTGTCCCGTACGTAATTGTTGGAAGCTGAACAATCGTTGGATTGTCAAAATCAAAATATGGAAACTGACCTGTACCGCCTGTGCCAGCTCCAACATAAAATCCAACATATCGGTAATTTGACGGGCCTCGTTTTACAAATATCGAGTAAGTATGTTGTGTAGATGCCGCCGCATAAACACCACTACGCCTAGTAAAGCAATCGAAAGCTGTCGTAGAAGTAGTAAGCAAGTCTGCATTTACACCTCCATCTGGGGATGTTGTTTGGTCAACAGTTACCGTTGTTCCTGTTATGTTTTCCCAGTAGTTGCTTGAGGTCGTATTTTTGAAGTTGGCACTGTGCTGAAGCGCATTCGTCCGCCCCTCCTCGATCAGCAAGCCACGGCAGGCGAATGGAGATGTGGTATTGTGGTCGAAGCGGGGGCCGCGATAGCCGATACGCCATGAGGTGAATGTTCCCGATCCGCTCGCGGTCGTCATGTTGCAAACCAGCGACTGCGTGGTGGCATTGTAACTGGTCACAGTTCCGGCCATGATGTTTGCCCCATTCGATGCCTCGACGGCATCGCCAGTGCGCCAGAATTGATCCTGTCCGGCGGTCGCTGCCAGAGTGAATGTCCGGCTGCCTGTGCCGATCGTGTTCGAGGTGGTCGAGGTATCGACCCCGTGGATCAGACCATCGCTCCCGATGTAGGTTGCGCCACTTCCTCGCGTAAAGGTCGGCGTCGGGCCACGCCTCGCGGTCAGCGTCTTGTCGGCGGCAAAGCGCAGATCGAGTGATGGCACGTTGTCGGGGTTGACGTAATCAACGCCGCCAGCGGTCTTTCGGTAGATGTCACCTGCGGAAATCAACGGATCGGCAATAGCCGCCTCCTCGTCGGTGTAGGTGAGCAGCTTGCCGCCGATGTATGGATACAGAGATGCAATCGGGGCTTTCAGCTCGTCATTGCCGTTTAGCTTGCCGACCGCTTGAATCACCGTATCGGTTGCCGCGACCGTGCCGGGGCTTGATACGTAGCCAGTCAGCTGGGCGGTAGCACCACTGCTGCCGGTCGGGCCTTGTGGGCCTTGTGGGCCTGTGGGTATTGTGAATGCGAGCGACTGGTTAGGCGCATCGCCGCTGATTGTAACAGATGCATTTGATCCCGCCGCACCCGTGGTGGTGCTGGCTACTGAGAGCTGTGTCGCAGGGCCTGTCGCGCCTGTGTTGCCACGCGGGATGGTGAATGCAAGCGACTGGACGGGCGCAGTTCCGCTGATTGTAACAGACGCTTCTGATCCTGCACTGCCCGTGGAAGTGCTGGCTACCGAAAGCTGTGTTGCAGGGCCAGTCGCGCCTGTGTTGCCACGCGGGATGTCGAAGTTAAAAACAGCTGCCGAATTTGTTCCGACATTAGTCACTGATGCGCTACTTCCAGCTTCGCCAGTTGTAGTCGCGCCAACAGCGATAGTAGCTGCTGTGCCCGTCGCGCCTGTGTTGCCACGCGGAATGGTGAAGTCAAAGACAGCTGCCGAATTTGTTCCGGCATTAGTCACTAATGCGTCACTTCCAGCTGCGCCAGTTGTAGTCGTGCCAACAGCGATAGTAGCTGCTGTGCCTGTATTGCCTTTAGGCAAAGTCAGATGCAGCAACTGCGACGGACTCGAACCAGTAATACTAGCCGCTGCTTGCACGCCAGTTGTGACGTTGCCGATCTCGAGCGTGTTCGGTGGACCCGGCAGGCCTTGCTGAAGCTCAATCTCGGTGACGAGTTGGCCGCTTGGAGTTTGGACGATGTCGATTTCGTTGATGGGCATGGCTCGTTAGCGGGGGCTGTAAGGGGTGACGGTGCGATCGATCACGACTTTGATCGTTTGGCTCCATTGGTCGCGGCTCTCGGGATTCGTGAACCGAATGTCCATGACATGCGTGCCGGGCTTGAGGTCGGCGGTGTCGAAGTCGATCGAGACTTTGCCCAGGACGATCGACGCGGCCATGTCGACCGGCGATGACTGACCATTGGGCATGATAGCGGCACCGACCAACCACGACGAATCGAGCGTGATCGCTGTGCCGTTTTGCTTGGCAGTCGCGAGCAAGGAAAGCCGCTCGCCTTGCGATAATGTGATGGTGCCGGGCATCAAGCCCGGCACCATGTCAAATTTGCCAGACGAACTGGCGACTATCCATCAATCGGCACTTAGTCGACGCCGACGATTGTAATTTGCAAAGCCCCAGCAGCGCTTGATGTGAATGTGTAGCTCGCCTCGTTAAGCCCTGGTGCAAAGAGATAGGAGCCATTTCCAAAGATGCTAAACAAGTCATCGCCGCTACCATCGACAACAAAGTTGGATTCGATTGTTTTGAACAACTGGGCGCTGATTGTCGTGAGTGTTGGGAGGGTGGTGCCTTCAAAGTCGCGGCCATCGCCATCATAGATGAGCACCCCACTCGAAAGAGTACCGGCAATCGTGTTTGCGGAAGAGGCAGCCGCAGTAATGCCAGTTGTTCCAGCGTTGATCGCGATGTTCAATGTGGCATCCGATGTTGTATAAAGCGGAACCGAAACGCCATCACTTTGCAGTATTTTGACTGGATTCCGGGTAAGAACTACCGATGTCCCCGTGCCGCTGACAGTAAACAAACCGGAAACAGCAGCATCATTGGCCAGGGCCGCGCGGAATTTTTCAGCGCAGACGGAAGCGGTGTCGCCACTAAGAAGCGGAACCGAAATCGTTTTGGGTGAACCGGTCATCCCCGCCGCAGTCACAACAAGATTAGCGTTGGATGATGCGGTTGCGGTCCCGGCTGCGGTTGCGGTTTCAACCTGCGGAGCACCAGCGACCCAAGTCGTAGAGCCAGTGGTCGAGCCTGTGAAGGGATTCAGTGCAAGCACACCATTTGCTCCTGCGAAAAACGCTTGGAGCGTGAATGCTACATCAGCGGTTGGAAAGGACAGGGTTTCGTTATTCTGACCGATTTGAACTGACCCACTCGTGTTGGTCGAAGTTGGCGAGGCCTTGGAAGACAAGCCTACTGTGGCGCGTGCGTTGGTGATATTCATTGCAATGCTGGGTTTGTGTCAAAAACTCACCACTTGCCCAGCGGGCATTTCTCCGAGGCCATGCGGAGCTTTGCCTGTGTCGAGCACCCGCACTTGCGGCAGCGTCCGGTGCCTGCCATGCCGGCAGCGTCCCACAGGTCGCAGGCTTTGCAGGTATCCATGCGGCTGGCGAGCGTGTCGGGATCGCTGGCGGTGAAGCCAGAGCCCGCCCATTTGACGAGCGATGAGCCGAGGTTTGCCATCATTTGCCCGGTGCTCAGTTTCGGGTTGAGACAGGCAGCACATTGCCCCGGCCACGGCTTGCCGCCATGCTTGCCGACCGCGCAGGTGTATTGCCCTCGGTCTGCGGTTCGGGACTGATGGGGGCAGATCATGAAATGGTAACCTCATTCCATGTTCCAGTTGGGTCATTTTGCGGGTAGTCTGGGTATTTTCCATCTCCATATCCATAACATGGGCCGCCACCTGAGGTTAGCGAGAGAACAGTAAAACTCCATCCAAGATCGCTAATTTCTAATTCAGCACCACCAGCACCGCACCCATCCGCAATGAATGGAGCATCCCAAGTGTTGCAGCCAGTGCGAATCAAGGTGACGGTATAGTTTTCGGTTTCGTCGAGTTTCGGCCAAGTCGCGGTATACTGATCCAAAAACAAATCTTTGATTCCGCCCGAAATCAAATGGTCTTTTATGGTTCTTACTCCGTTGCGGTAAACCGCCCACTTTTCACCCTCAAGAAAAACGCCATTGGTTGTGTTGCCGTAACTCGTGCCGCTCTTAGATAGCGTAGTGCCAAAGAAATTGATTGAGTCAGGAAGGTTCGCTGAATCGGCAGTCCATTGGTCAAATGTCGGATTGCCATCCTCATCGATTCCAACCTCAACTGGGTAAGCAGGATAAGCAAGACATGAGGAACAGCATTCGCAACTAACCTTGGTTTCGCTGCCGACAACCGAAATGATCACCTTCTTGTTCCCCTGCGCATCCTCTTGGTATTTGATCGTGGCCATGGATTAACAGGATTCCGTTCCGATCCATTGGATTTCACCGTCGATGCAGCCGAGCACATGCGTGCCGCTGCCGGGTAGTTGAGGCAGCTTGAGCTTGCGGCCAGTGTATTGGGAAACTCCAACATCTTCAATCCAGTCCTCATGGGCGTCGAGCGCAGCGTAAGTGAAGTTCTTCATCAAATCCGACGCCGAGATCCGGTACGGATAGCCCGTGCCATTGGCCGCAGGCGGCAGCTTGGCCTTCTCTTCGAAGTTGACTGGTAGTTTGAGGTCGGACATGGCAAATCAATAACTTCTATAACTAACCGCAATCTCATTGAATGTCCCAAAATTTGTTCTTTGGGTGCCCGCGGCCAACCAGGAACCTCGTGATATTTCTCTTAAAGGAGGTTCAGTGATTGACTTTTTAAGTGCTGCGAGCCTTACATCTCCGGAAACAGCAATTTCAATCACACTGCCCGATGCGCCGGAGCGATCCACGGTTTGTTTTATTACTTTGTTTGGCCCGATTCCTGTTATCGTCGTGGCGTTTGGAACACCCGAACCTGATATGGTGACAGTGCCAGTTCCAATAAAGGCAAAAACAAAAGTAGGATTATAATAATCAGTAAGATTTATTGTTTGACTCAACAAAGTATCACCGTTGGTTTTAAGATCGAAAGAAACATTCCAATCAATATCTTGTACCAAAATAGATGGTGATACTTCTGGTAATCTTATCAAATTTTCTGACGCTTGAATTACATAAATCATGTCTATTGTCTTCCAAGTGTAAAAGTAATTTCTGTATCTAAATGTTTTTATTGATTCATTGATAGTGACGTTAGTGGAAACCCTCCCATATGCACTAACAATAAACTCGGTGAAACCGTTGTCTCGTTTCTTCTCTTGCGGCTCGGGAAAAATCTTAAGGCCGTCTATCGCTGGCGCGCTGTCGCCGGGCATGTCATTACCGACAGCGAGTGCCGCGCGGTGAGTGGCGGCGTCTGATGTCGGGCAGATGAATGTCTGGTCGACGCGGATGAGGCCGCTGGGGAAAGTCGAAACCGTGCGCTCGCCGGTCGCGAAGAGCCCGCCCGGTGTTTTCTGGTAGATGATCGCTGGCATTTGGTGATGTGGTGATTGTTAGTATCCGAGGGCTGACTGCGGGAGTTTCTTTTCAAGTTTGGTGACAAGGTCGCGGATTGCTTCGATTACTGGCTTTATCTGATTCAGAATATCTGTGCCTTTCGAACTGCTGAGGCCAAGATCAATTTCTTTCGAGAGCTGCGAGCGAATTTTTTCGACGCTGCCGCTGGCGTTAAGATTTACCTCCACAGCCTCGGAGCCTAGTTTTTTGATGCTATTATCAAGCTCTTTGACCTTGGCGTCCGCTGACGATGTGTTGGCGTCGATCTTGGCTGTTCCGTCTTGGATCAGATCGATGGCTTTCTTGAGGTCTTCGACGCTTTTCAATCCACTCGCTTCGACAGCCAGTTTGGTTTGCTTTTCGTTGGGAATACCATCGAGCATCTTTCTTACCTCCGTTACGGATGAAAGGCCTGAAGTCTCAATCAGTAACCTTGCATCTTTTGTGCCTGGGAATGATTCGAGCGCTTTGGCCGCTTCTTCAATGCTATCCTTGCCCGTGATCTTCATCGCGAGCTCAGCCGTTTTTTGATCTGGCACACCATTGAGCCTGCTTTCCAGCTCAGCTATATCGTCGACACCTATGGCTTTTGCGGCGGCCTCGATCGATTTGTCTTCAATGGCATTGAGGATGTCGCGAGCTTTCCCAAGGTCATCAATGCCGGTTGCCTCGATTGCGATTTTAGCTCTTTTTTCTTCAGGGATTCCGTTGATCTGCTCCTTTAACTCCTCAAGACTGAGCCCGGTTTTTTCCAAAACCAGTTTTATCTGTTTGGAATCTGGGAAAAAATCGAGCTCTTTTTTGAGTTCTGCGAGGTTGTTGAAAGAACCTGCATCAAGTGCAAGTTCCACGGTTTTCTGATTGGGCATTCCGTCCAGCGCATTGCTTACTCTTTTGATCTCAGCTTCCGCTTTATCAGCGCCATTCATTTTGATCCCGATGTTTTTTTCATCTGGAACCGCTCGGATATTATTTCCGAGGTTGAGCATTGCATCGGAGAAGTTTTTAGCTGTGCCTCCGACTGCCGCAAAAACCTGCTGCAATGGAGACAATGACTCATCCTGCATTTCCTTGAGCGATGTGCGAAGCTCTTGGGTTGTTTTGACGGCTTCTTCGCCGAAAATTTGTTGCTCTGCAAGTTTCGATGTGAGGTCAGAGACTTTCTGGATGTCTTGCTGTACATCAAAGATCGGATTTATTTCACCGTATGCACGCTTAAACTCTTCAGGGAATGCTGAAGCTGCGTTTTTGAAGTCGGTTTTTATGGTTCCGGCGCTGGCCTTCATTAGATACTCGAGACTGCTAATGCTGTCTGAGGTTACATCTATGCTTTCTTGGATCGCCTTGATGGTATCAGTGCTAAAAAGCCCTGTGGCTTCCATGATCGATTTCACGGAGCGCTTGAACGAAAGTTCGACACCTAGGCCGAGTTTTTCGAATTGCATCGAGATCATCGACCAAATGGTGCTATCCGGTCCTAACACTTCGACGATGAACCCGCCGACGGCTTTTAGTGAGGCGACGAAATTCTTGTAAATCTCGTTGGCTGTTTGCTTTGTTTGAAGAAGCACCGAAGCAAAAGCTATTTCAAAAGCAAGAGATAGGTTTCCAACCTTGAGAGCCTCCAGTGCTTTAGAAAATCCATTCATCGCCTCCCTGCCACCAATGAACGCATCAGCAAGGCGTTGACCGAAACCTGCGGCATCGAATTTTGAGAAGGCGGTGGTGAAGAGCTCGAGTGCTGGGAGCGCTCTCGACATCACGCCTGCGGCGAACTCCATGAGCTTGCCTTTAATGATCTCGAACTTGTCGCCGATGGTATCGAATACATCGCTGTTTTGATCCATGATCTTGGTCATCGATCCAAGTTCATCCTGTGCGTTTCTGAGCTCCCCTGAAAAACTGGTGAGAATCGGAAGAAGCGAGCCACCTAGTTTCGTGCCAAACACATCGGAAGCGACTGCGACTCTTTGTGTGGGATCTTCAATCGCTGCGATCCTCTCTGCAAATATCCGCATCTGCTCGATCGGTGTTTTGCCTTGAAGCTCTTGCAATGTGATCCCCAGCTGAGCCATTGCTGCTGTTTGCTTATCACCGCCATTGGCAGCGTCCTGCATGAAGTTTTGCAGTTTGTTGATGACGGTGCCAACCTTCTCCGCCCCGACGCCTGTATTATCAAAGGCGCGCTCGAGGAGAAGGAGTTGCCCAGCCGTTTCGCCGGTGCGGGCTTTGAGGTCCGAGAGCCTGCCGCCGAGGTCGAGTGCTTCCCCGAAGCTATCGATGACGGCTCTTGTCGCTGCGGCTGCCAACTCCATCACCTTCATGCCAGCGGCGAACGCAGCGCCTGCCACGCCTGCCGCTGCACCGATCTTGCCGAGACTCAAGTGACCGCGTTCTCCAGCGTCCTCGGCTTTCTTGCCCATGGTCCTTGCTTGATCGCCAAGCTCGTTGATCTTTGGTGATGTCTGAGCCGCCTCACCGCCCATGCCTTTGAGGCGCTTCTCAAGCGACTCGACCTGTCCGATGCGCTTCATGGTGCTCTCGAGCTCCGACATCGATAGGTCACCGGACTTCACCTTGTCTTGGAGGCCTCCGAGCTCTTCCTGAAGCTTCTTCAGGGTTTTCTCGAGCCCGACATCCTCTGCTCCAAATTTTACTGTGGAATCGCTCATACGGCTGAATCAGTTTCTTTTTTTGTGGTGGCTGGAATGTCAGAGCCTTTCTTGGCGGCTGCTTGGAAAATCTTCTCAAGTGACTTGATCATGCGCTCACGGGCGATGTTCATCGCCGCCATTTCTTGCCTCTGGTCCAATAGCTTGCGGATGTAGGGGGTGGAGTTGGTCATTGTGAAATGCGGCTCATCCTTGTCGTTCGAACGGTCGCTGACGCTGAAATTCTTGCCCTTGTGCCGTTTGGCATAGGCGGGGATTCCGCGAGCACCATCGCCGCTAATGCCACCGATCTCACGCGCACACTCTGCCCATCCGCCCTTAGCGTAGCCGATGCGCTTTGAGACCTCTTCGATGTAGCTCTCGAGCTCGCCGGTGCTCAGGTAGACTTTGCCGGGTGGTAAGTTCGTTCGACCGCTTTTTCTTTTGATGTGCTGCGTGTGCGCGGTTTTCGCTGATGAAACACCTGCGATCTTGATGAAATCCGACTCACTGTGAATCATGCCGATATTGACCATGATCTTGGCTAGGATGTCATAACGGCCTGCGTTCAACACCTTGACCAATCGATCTCGGATTTTTTCATCTTGAACCGATTTCTCAAAACGCTCGCGCAGGCTTTCTTTGTCCTTGATGACTTTCTTGATGTCGAAAGATACCGTCTTCGACTGGCGATCCAGAGCGGCAGGCCCATCGCTCGGGCCGGTCGTGAACGCCTGTGTTCGATTGGCGAGTTGAACGCAAGCCAGGCGAGCGTAGGCCCGCACGAGATCGCGCACCGAGCGACCGCTGACCTGCTGGTATTTATCCAGCATATCCTCGATGTCATTCGTGTAGGCGGTCATTGGCATGGCGTTAATTTCTCGAATGCGTCTTCAATCAACTCCAGAGAGTCAAATTCGGACACAGCCTTGTTTCTCGACCATATTCGCTGGCGATTGTGGGCGTAGTCCTCCGCATGGAGGATCTGCAAGCCTGCCGCGAACGGCAGGTCTTCCATGATCTCGCGGTAGCCCCAGCCGGTGATGGATGCGATCCGCCAGGCATAGCCTGCGAGCCAACCGGGGCTGTTCAGTTTCCCGGCGCTGAGGCTGAGTTTTCTTGCTCGCTTGAGCTGGCGAACCATTCCTCGATGCGTGAGTTCATGAGCGTCGCGAGCTCCTTGATCTCGTTTGAGGATGGGTCGTTTTTGTCCATCCAGCGGTCGACTGCTTCGATGAAGGTGTCGTGGTCATTGATCACCTTGCGGATCTCGACGCGGGGTGCCTCGTGGATGTAGGCGAAGGCACTGGCGCGCCATAGGATGTCCATCTCCGGTTGCAACACCTTGTTGCGCTGCATCCAGCTCACCTCGGTGGCGGCGGTGGTGCGCAGCTCCCAGCGGCTCGCCTTAGCAGGCCCACTGGTCATGCCCTGCTCGCGCAGGACTTCGTCATCTTTTACTAGTTCAATTTTCGTGTCTTTTTTCATATATGTGTGGGGGTTGGAGATCAGAGCAGCGCAGCGAACTTCTTCTTCGTCTCTTCCGAGGCGGTTTCGCGGATCGCGATCCGCCGGCCATTGCGCTCGATGACGACATCGCGCGGCGTGTTGCGGATCAGATCGATGAACTCGTCGCGGTTTTGAAGGACCGCGCGCATGTAGTTGATCGGGTGCTCGGGATCGCTCTCGGCGAAAAACTCGGCACGCTTGGTGAACTTCTGGAAAACATCGAAGGCGCTCTCTCCGTTGTGCGGGTGTGAAGCCTTGAACCAGAAGATGGTGGTCTCGTTGCCGTCGCTGCGGACTTGTCGCGTGACGGGTGCTTCGTGCGGATCAAAGCCAAGGGTGGCGAGCGTCGCAGCGAGCTTGAGGTTGCTAGTGTGGAATAGTTCTGTGTGGTCCATAATGTGTAAAAAAATTGGCTCCCATTAGCCGGGGAGCCGTCGGCGGGTAGAGGCGCGTGGCGCTTAGTCCTCCATCGTCGCGCTGTACTGAGTGGCGCTGACCGAGATGGTCTTGAACTCACCGGCGGCAGACTTCTCCTGCACCGAGTTGACGATCACGGTGCCGTCTGCGAGGCCGTACTTGTCGATGTCGTTGGACAGTGTGAGCAGGTTGCCGACTTGCATCGTCGCGCTGCCGTTCAGCGTGCCTTCGAGGGTGATCTCGGCTTGCTTGCCGGTGATAGCGACGGCGACAACTTCACCTTCCGCGTCGCGAAGCTCGGACTTGTTGGCGGTGACATTGCGCGAAAACGAGCTGAGCAAGATGCCGGTCTCGTTGGTGATGCCGAACTCAACTGAAGAGACGGACGATGCTTTGTAGATGGTGGCGGGCATGGTATTGTGGGGGTCTCCCACTGCCCGCGTGTCAAATCGCGTTGCGCGATTATCCCTCGACCATGCCTAGTGTGAGGTTCACTTGCGACATCCAGCGGTCGTTGCTCTGCGACTCGTTCCATGTGTTGATGGACGCGCCGGCGCAGGTGATGCCTTCGGGAAAAAAGTCGGCCATGGTCTCGGCGTCGTTGAGGGTGCTGCGTAGGCTCGCCACAAGATTGCGGTGATCGGTGAGCGCATCGGCCATGACGGAGGGCGTGCTGACGATCAGCCGCACGGTGGCGATGTAGAGCGTGGGCGCAGGTGTGTTGATGTCCTCGCAGGCGACCATGATGAGCGGCGCATCGTTGGGGATTTCTTCGTCACTCTGGCCGCAATGAATGGCGATGCCTTCGAAGGCCTCGAGGTCGGCGAGCCAGTCGCGCACGGATTGCTCAATCAAAAGGTTCATAGGGTGGAAATTGAGCCAGGGTGAATCGTCACGACATGCTCGCCCGGCGTGCTGATGGCATCGCGGACCTCAGTGATAGTGTACTTGCGACCACCGAAGGTGAGTTGCTCGCCGCGTGTGGGTGAGGTGGTGAGAGTGGAGCCGAGAAAACGCACGGTGTACTCACCGCCTTGGGCATTGCCGCCAAGCTCGAGCGAGAGCGAAAGTCGCACGGTGGAAATCACCACCTTGATGTCGGCATTTCGGAAACGAACCGTGACGCCGTGTGCCTCGTTTTGAACTGCCGCCGATTTGAGGCGGAAGGCGTTGATCGCGGCGGGGGTCATTCTGAATGCGCGTGCATGTCAAAAGAAGAACTCCCCACCGACGCTTGGCCGATGGGGAGTTGAACGCTACCGATGAGAATCCGAACCTTATGCGGACTTGATGATCGCCATGGTGCCGTCGGTGAGGCCTTTGGCTGCGCCGAACATGAGCTCAAGCGAAGCGTTGACTTGACGGTTGGCGGTCGAGCCCCAGACATTGTATTGCACCGAGAGACCGAGTTGGTCGAGGGTGACAACATCGCTGACGGCGAACTGAGCGCGCACTGCGTCGTCGATCGCGGGAGCGGCAGCGGCCATCACAAGGGCTTCTGGCGAGCAGCCGAAACCGATCATGTTGGTTTCACCACCGAACGAGCTGGCGTAGTGGACACCGTTGTCGAAGCCGTAAGCACCGGCTCCGAGGTTGATGGCGGTCGTGCTGGTCGGGATCAACTGCGAGTAGATCGTGGGTGACACGACGAGGCCTTTGCGGGCGCTCTTGCTGATCGCAGCCCATACCTTTGGCAGATCGCCAGAGGTGGCGGTGATGCCGGTGGCAGCCTTCGTCACAGCGGCTGCGCCGAAGTTGGCAACAGTAACCGGTGTGGTGGCGAGCGCCCAGATCTTGTCGGCGAGTGCGTCGAGCGAGATTTGGATCAAGCGCTCAAGGCGGTGGCCGTTTGCCAACTCAGCCGCAGTGATTGCGAACGGTTGGAAGATGTGGTCGAGGGTGACGGTGCCTTTGCCCACGGTGGCGCTGCCGCCGGGCTCAAAGTTGGTCGGGTTGACAACAGTCGCGCCGGTCGCGGAAACGATCGGGACTTGGATGGTGTCCTTGGCCTTCTTGGCATCCGACGAGAAGTCGGTGGCGAAAAGGTTAAGGGCGGCGAGACGGTTGCTGAGAACCGTCTGTGCTTGTTGCGCGATGGAATCGGCAACGAGGGAGGAGTCGAATGTGTTAGGCATTGCGGGGGTGTGTTTGGGGTTGGTTTCGTGGTTCTCTCCGGCTCACGCCTTCGAAAGGGATGCGCGGTGTTTCCAGATCGCGGCCTTGTGCGACTCGAAGAGCGCGGATGCGGCTTTGCGGTCGCCTGCCTCAACGGCGGCGAGGTACTCGGCGACTGGGTCGCTCACTTCTGGCGCGGAATTTTCGATCACCGGCACGACGCGTGCGGCGGCGAGGCCAAGCGAACGCTCGAGGCTCGCGAGTGCGCTGCGCTCTGCATCGAGCTCGGCTTTGACTGCGGTGAGTTCGCTCTCGGCTTTTTCAGCGCGGGCGAGCACGGCGTTGTACTTGGCGAAGATCGCGTCGGCGTGTGGCACGGATGCGACCGGCGCGGCAGGTGCAGGTGCTTCTTCTTCTTGAACTTCTTCTTCGGTAGCTTCGCTTTCGATGACCGCGTCTTCCGTGATGGCGACGGGTGTTTCTTCGGAAGCGGCAGGCTCGACGATGGTCTCATCGGCAGGGGCGATGATGACTTCCTCTTCGGAGGGTTTGACTTCTTGGTCCATATCCACGGACCGCGCTGTCAAATCGGATGGTGCGTTTCGGAACTTTCCAAGGCGTGAGAACTTGTTGGCATTGGCAGCGATCGCGAGTGAGTCGGTGACTTCATCGACGAAGCCAGCGGCCTGCGCTTCTTCGGCGGAGAACCATGTCTCGGCATCCATCCACGCGGCGATCTGCTCTGGCTCTTGACCGCTCTTCGATGCGTAGGCGGCGATCATGCCTTCGCGGATTTTCTCGAGGAGTGCCGCTTGATCGCGCATCTCGTCGGCATCGCCCATCGCGACTCCCCACGGGTTGTGGATCATGTAGAATCCATTCGCCGCCATCTTCACCGGAGCACCGGCAAGGCTGATGACGGTGGCCATCGAGGCTGCTAGGCCTTCGATCTGGACGGTGACGCCGCCGGGGTGACGCTTGAGCGCGTTGAAGATCGCGTTGCCATCGAAGACTTCACCGCCGGGGCTGTGGATCTTGAGGACGATCTCGTGATCGGCAGGGACGCGCTTGAGGTCGCCGATGAACTGCTTGGCGCTGACGCCGTAATAACCGATCTCATCAAAGATGGAGATTTCGGTTTGGCGAACTTCAGCGCGGGCAGATAGGGCATACCAGGTCTTCACGCCGCAGCGGGCGTGTCAAAATTTCAGACGGTGCCTTGGCTTGGGAAAACCTCGCCAACCTCGAGGCCGAGTTGATCGCACTTCGCTTTGCGGCGCAGGTAGGTTTGCAGGATGTCGTCCTCCTCGGCTTCGGCATCGAGGCCGTGGAGGTTGCAGTAGCGCTCCCACGACATGTAGCCCTTATCCATCAAGTCGCTGTACAGGCGGCCATCGCGTCCGTTGTCGACCGTGATTTTCTTCGGCGGGATAAACTCGCATCTCCACCAATCGTCGCCGGGGTATGGCAGGCGACCGGCTTGGATCTCTTGATAGATCCAGAATTTCCAAAACGGACGGCAGAATTGATCGACCAGCATTTGTTGCAGGCGCTCGAGGAAATTCTGCGCGACTTCGAGCAGACCGCGAAACTCGGTGCCACTCGCGCCGACGAAGATCATGAGCGCCTCCGGTGGCAGGCCGATGCCGCGCGCGACTTCGGAAATCACATAGCGGACGAACGGCTCGAAGCTCTGGCCGGGATGTTCGTTTTTGAAACTCTGGATCGACTCGCCCGGCTTGAGCTTGGGGATCAAAGTGCCGTTGTAGAGGCGCTCGGTGCTGAGGTCTTCGCCTTCGCTGGTGGTGATTTTCGCGCCGAGGCCGATCTTGGCGGCTTCATTACTGGTGATCGAAAAGCCAATCTGCGCGCCTGCTTTGAATGCGCCCTTGGTGTAGGAGAGAATCTCCGAGAGGTCTTGCAGGTTGATCGCTGCGTTGTGCAGCCATGACGCGCCGCGTGGGTAGCCTGCCCGGCGGATGTGCCGAAAGTGGAGCATATCCTGCGCTGGGACATCGGTGTACTTGCCATTCGCGCGGTCCGTAATAACGCGGTAGGATATGGGCGCACCGAACTGATCGAGTAGCACGCCGTCGAACGAGCGGTCGGATGAATCGGCAGTTGATCCGACGGCCTCGCCGCCGATGAAGCGGACGCGTGCGCCGCCGGTCTGGGTGGTGAGGAACTGCGCGAAGAAATCACCATCGCAGGCGACTTGTCGGAGGATGAGGGATTGGGCGCCGTAGAAGTTGACCTGTGAGGATGCGTCGAATGCCCATGCCTCAGCGCAGGCGCGATCCTCGAACGCACGCTCGGCAATGCGGTTCCACTCGGCATTCGCGGTGCGGGCCTTGGGGACGATGCCGGTGCCGACGGCACGCTGGGCAAGGTGCTCGATGAGGTATGCCGCGACGCCGACATTGTTGTAAAGCCAGCGGGCTTTCTTCAGTAGCTCGAGGCGAGTCTGCGCGGGGAGCTCGCGGCGGGGTTCGACGGTGTTGAGGATGACGAGGCCTCGGTTGATTGAGTGCTCGGCAGCTTCAAAGGCAGCTGCCTTGGGCGTGGCGTTTTTCTTCGGGCGTCCGGCTCCGGCGCGCTTGCCGCCGCGGTTTGATTTTTTGATTTCGCTCACGATTGATTTCGGGGTGTCAAAATCAAAGCGGCGATGAGTAGCGCGAGCGGTCGACGATCGAGGCAAGCTGACGCTCACGGCCTCCGTCGGTGAGTAATTCCTCGATAGCTTGGAGCAAAAGCCACTTGGGGAAACTCACCTGCCCCGACGAGCTTGAGCCCTCGGTGCCGATGCTGGTGATGACGACTTCCTCGGTGGCGCTTGAAAAGACGGTATCGGCCAAGGCTTCTAGCTCTTCGTTGGTCTTGGTCCGGCGCAGGTAGGACTTTACGCCGCTGATTTTCATGGATTCGCTCACGCCGACGGGCGGGTGTCAAAATGGCGGGTTTTCAACCCGTGAAAAAAATTCATCTTTATTTGATTTCCCTATTGACGGAATCAAAAGCGGGGCGTATTGTCCTCCCAGTTGCACGACGCAACGCCAACAAGAACCGAAAACATGAAAACAATCCGCACTACCACCGACAACACCGTACAAGTTCCGATCGCTTCCGCCATGGATGACTGTGGAACCAATGAAATCCACACCATCGAAATGACGAAAGCCGAGGAACGCGAGTACAACGAGGGAATGGCCAAGCTCGCCGAAATGTGGGGCTGAATTTACCGTGGGCCGCGAATACCTATGATTAGGAATCCTTCTGAATTGCCTAACACTAACTACCAAACAAGCCATGCAAGTCACCATCAACGCCGAACATGAGTAAAAAAACCGAAACCAGAGGCGGCGCTCGCGAAGGCGCAGGACGACCGGCAGGAAAAACGCGCGTGACGATCGCGCTCTCGATCTCCCATGAGGCGAACGCAAAACTTCGCAGCGTGGCCAAAAAAAAATCCGCCAGCATTTCCAGCGTGGCGGATGAAGCATTCCGTGAACTATAACCAATAAAAAAATGAAACTGAAACAAGATATTGAAACCACACCTGAAGAATTAATCGGAGGATTTTCCGACATTCTTTCGATGCTCAGAGATCAGCAAAAAGAATTACGAGCATTTGAAAAAGCTGTGGATCTTTACCTTTCTGAAAGGTATGAGGAAACAAAAAAGGGACTTAGTGAAATCCTCAAAAAAACCCAATGTGACGATTACTGGAACGATTGGCTTGATGATGATTTCCTCGAACATGACCCTGACAAAGCAAGGGATTTCATTGAGAACATAAGAGAGTATTGCCTTACATCTATCAAAGAAGAGGCGGCAAAGCTGTGATGTTCAAGCGTTTTTCAAGATGTGCCACGCGATGTGGCACAACTTGAGCGCGTCCATGAAGTGGTCGTCTCGGACATCCTTCCAGACATAGACTTGGCCGCTCGGCGTCTTGCGCGGGACGAGCTTTTGCCCGCTCAGTCCTGCGATGAACTCGGTGGTGACTTTCTTCGGGATCTTGAGCTCGGGTTTCTGGTCCTTGATCCGATCGATGAAGAGCTCGGTCTTGATCGCGTGGTCGACATAGGTGTAGAGCACGACGCCGGGAAAGTTGTCGATCGTGGTGCGGCTGATCCGCGTGCCGAAGGTGACATTTGCGCCCTTTGCCGGGTGAAAGAATCCGCCGGACTCTTGGCATGTGGCATAGACGCGAAAGGTCGCAAAGCCGGAGTCGATCAAGCCGCACTCGGGCTTCACGATACCGCCGCTGGGTGTAGCATAGGATCGGAGTGGCGGATCACGGAGAAGATCCTCGACTGATAGAGTGGTGCCGTAGTCCAAGACATAGGATGATCCATCGGCAGCGAAGGCGGTGGTGACCCAGTGCTGTTTCTCCTGGCCGACATCGGCGCAGGTGACGACATGCGCGGGTTCATCGATCGGGCAGGTGCCGACTTCGTAGCTGCCGGAAAGGCCGAGAATCTTAGCATCGCCGATGCTGGTCTCGACCTGCTCCCACGGCAAAGCCATGGTCGAGTTGGTGAAATCTTGCAGGCCGTTGAGGGTTTCCGAGTCGCGGAGGAACTTCACCGCCAGCGCGCCGAAGGTGCAGGACCGCCATGGTGCGTAAAGCGAGTTGAGGTGGAATGAGCGGAAGCCTTTTTGCGCGGACTCATTGGTGCATTGCCATTTCCCCTGCTGAAGCATTTCCATTTTCTGCCCGTCGTTGATCGAGCCTTTGCAATGCTGGCATTCATAGCGCGCGGATTCTTCGACCTGCGCCATGTTCCACTTGCCGTCGGCCTTGGCCTCACGATCCCACTTCACTTGCTCCCACAAAAGCTCGATGCGTTCTGCGCAATGCGGGCATGGCAGCATGAATTTTTCCTGCGTGCCTTTGAGGTACTCTTTCCAGATTGGTCCCTCGGGCGTGGTCGGTGTCGAGGTCTTGACGCGGAGGGCGCCGACGAAAGATTTCGTGCGGTTTTCGGCGAGGTGAAGGGCGCTGGTTTCCTTGTCGGTCTCGGTCGCGAACTTGTCGACCTCATCGAGCAAGAGCAGACCGGCGGGGCGGCTGGCGAGGTTGGCCGGTGAGTTGGACCCGACGAAGTTCATGGTACAACGGCTGAAGTGTTGTTCTAATGTCTTGAAACGGTTTCGATCGGCCGGTTTTTGGGCAGCGAGCGTCGGAGAATCGTCAAAGAGCGGCATCCATCGCGTTTCTGAAAATGATCGGGCGAGGCCTTCGGTCGGCATGACCCACAAAGCAGGTTGTGGTTTATTGCAAATACGATGAGATGCTCCTCCCTGTATGATTGTGGTTTTTCCGGTCTGAGTTCCAAAAACCATCACAATATCCGTGACATCGATATCGCCGAAAGACTCGAGCGGCTCATTCATGTACGGCGTCATGGATGTTGAAAAGTTCCCCGGCATCTGGGTCTGACGCTCAGAGAGGATCACTTCGTCGCTACACCACTGAACGACCGACCGGCGATCGATCGGCGCATAGATCGAGCGGATGTGCTCGCGCAGGGCTTCGGCGGCGGGGGTCATAGGGCTTTGCGAATGACTTCAGTCAGAGAATCACACCACTCGGAAAGCGCGGCCTCGATGGCCTTTTGCGGTTGGCCGAACAAGCGAGGCGCGAGGCTTTTCGGCATCACTTCCAACATTTGTTTGGCGGCCACATGCGGTCGACCGGCGATCTCCTTGGCCTCGTCGAAGTAGAGCAGAATCCCCTCCGCGCGTTGCCATTCCTTGAAGTCGCGTTCGGCTTTGTGGCGGTTGTTCCTGGCGGCGATGTAGATCGAGTTGGCCTTTCGAATGTCCTCGATCGATCCGCCGTTCCGTTTGCAGAGGACAAGCTCGTTGTAGCCGACCTTTTCCGCCAACCTCGCCCGCCGAAGCGACTGGCGCGGGGTGTTGTCATCGTCGTCCGGCTCGGGCGCGTCATGCGCTTGGGCCTCGATCTTCGGCAGCGTGACCGTAGGTTGGACAGATTGAGCAACCGACTGGGTCTTCGTGGCCTTGGGAGGCGGCGGCGTGGTTCCGGCCTGTCCCCTCTTGGCGCGGGGCTTGGCATTCGTTTCCCGCCATGACTGCGCGGCCTCGACCGAATGCGTGGGCATTCCTTTCTTCACAAGCCTCGAGACGACCGATTTGTCGATCCCTAGGGCTTGGCCTAGCTCAGTTATGCCCATGGCTTATTGCAACGATTGTGCATTATGCAACTCTCGGACGACTGACGAGAGTGGCCCAACACCAAATGAGAGCTCGCGCGTAGGAGACTCCCTAAATTTTTCCGGTCGCGTTTTCATTTCCCGAGAAGTTCGCGGATGCGTTTCGCCTGCTGCTCCATCGGCTCGAGAAGATCCAACGCTCGTTTGAGTCGGTCGTCATCCCATGTCTCGACCTCGCCGCTCATCTTCCGTTGCCAAAGCACAAAGGACTGGTGGACGCCTTCGATGGTGACGATCGCCTTCGACTTGTCGGATGGGTTGAGCGGCTCGGGCTTCACCGGTTCGGGTAGGCCGAGGCCAAGCTCGAGCTGCACCTCGGTCTCTGCCACATAGTCGACGCCCCAGCGATCGGAGGCGAAAGAGCGGGACTGGCTGAGCCACTTGGCTGCGGACTTCTTGCAGACCAGCAGGCTGCGGTGGATCTCCTCCCATTGTGACTGGGTGGTGTCGGTTGGGATGCTCAGCTCCTTCAAGCCGAGCATGTTGGTGTCGATGATGTTCATGTGTGGTTTCTACTTTGTGGATGTGAGCCGGGCGCGGGCTGCGGCCTTGGCTTTGGTGAACGGGTCGGTTGCTTTCGCTTTGTAGGTCTCGCGGGTTGAGTTCGCTTTGCGGTACTTCGTGCAGTCGAAGTTGGAATCGTTTCCGCTCAGGATGTCGCGGATGCCCACGACATAGTGGGAGATAAGCGCGCGGGTGACGCCAAGCTCTCGGGCGATCTCTGCCTGGGATTTCTTGCCGTTGAGCTGATCAAGGCCGGATGCCAGGGCGAGGGCGTGAATGGTGGCTGGGAGGTTGTTGGACTGAAGCAACAGGCCGATGACTCGAGCGAGGATGAGCGACTGGTTCCTGATGACCGCATCCTCCCGCATGCGGATGATCTTGCGCGCCTGATAGATCGAGACACCGAAGTCATCTGCAATGATCTCCTCTTCGGTATCGATCTCAGCAGCGAAGTCGGGCGTGTAGCTCGCTTGATTCTCGTGCAGCATTCAGATCCCATTTGTGGGGTTTGTTTGAAATCGGCAAAAGGTTTCATCCTATTTTTACATTTTCTTCTTTTTGATAGGATCGAAGAACTCGGCGAGTTCCTCGCGGCTGATGGTTGGCCTCGATGACACCGGCATCGGGATCGTGTTCGGTGGTGGGCGCGATGCCTCTTGTTTCTTCCGCCAAGCGCATGCGTGAGTCCAAACATCCGATGGCTTCTCAAGGAACTTTGATCGGCTTCGAGGTTGCCATGCTGGGACTCCATCAGGAATGCGAGCGTGCATGTAATCCTTCATCGTTTGCCATTGGGCCGCTGTTAGCTCAGAAAGGCACCGTGATGCCTCCGAAAGAAGTTTTTGCTCCGTGTATGCCAAAGGCAACTCCCAGCCGCTCCTGAGCGATCTGACGCGCTTTTCGAGTTCGAGCATCGATTGAGCGTTTGCGGTGGGCATGTTCTCGGCATAAAAATCCTCCGCGCTCTCGCTCTCCTCCCCTTGGGGGGTAGGGGGGAGTATTCCTTTCTCTTCCTTTCCTTTCCTTTCCGTTGAAGGGGGGCTTGAAGGGGGGCTTGAAGGGGGGCTTGAAGGGAGGCTTGAACTGTCCTGTTTTTCCTTGGATTTTGCAGCGTTTTCCGCGCGCTTCTTTCCTCCCCTCGCACCGCTCTCGCGCATCTTTTGAATCTCCTCCTGCTTCT